GCGTTTCAACCAGCTCGAACTGTTCGACCCGTACCCGTACCAAAAGCGCTTTCTCGACTCGACGCGCATCTGCAACCAGGTGCTCCTGATGGCCGGTAACCGAATCGGTAAGAGCATGTGCGGTAGTCGTTTCGTAGCGATGGCGGCAACGGGCCGATACCCGAAGTGGTTCAAGGGCAGAACCTTTAAGAAACCGCCCACCATATGGGTTGGTGGTGTCTCGCTCGAAACAGTCAGAGACATCTGCCAGGCGGAGCTGTTAGGGCCACCTGGTGATCCTGACGCCGAAGGTAGTGGTGCCATTCCGCGAGAGTGCATCATCAAGACTGAGCGCAAGCCTGGCGTACCGAATGCGGTTGCGAACATCAACGTGCGCCACATCTCAGGCGGCACCAGCCAGATTTTCTTCAAGTCCTACGACAGTATGGACAAGTGGTACGGCAGGAGCGTCGATTTCGTCTGGCTCGATGAAGAACCCGACCGCGCGCTGTACTCGCAGGCGATGACCAGAACCCTCGATCGCCGGGGTTTGGTCGCGATGACCTTCACGCCAGAGCGCGGTTTAAGTGAAACCGTCGCCAGCTTTATGAATAACTTGCAGGCCGGTCAAAGTCTGACGAATGCTGGCTGGGATGATGCGAGCGAAGATGTGAGAACGATCATTCACAAACAGCGTGGTCATCTAACCCATCAGATGATGGATCAGATTCTGAGCGCCTACGCTCCGCATGAGCGCGAGATGCGAAGAAACGGCAGGCCAAGTATTGGTAGTGGTTTGGTGTTCCCGGTTCACGAATCAAAGCTGATGATTGAACCGTTCGAGATTCCAGACGAGTGGCCGCGCATCGGGGGCATCGACCTCGGTTGGTCGCACCCAACAGCATATATTCAAGCGACTTTTGATCCTGATGCAGAAGAGTCAACGGTATACCTCATCGATTGCTACCGGCAAAGCAAAGCGCCGCCGCACATTCATGCTGCAGCGCTCAAAACGCGAGGCGATGTTCCAATTGCGTGGCCGCATGACGGACACCGGCGTGACAGTATGGGAAACCCCGGGTTGGCAGATCAGTACCGATCGTTGGGATTGAACATGCTGCCGATGCACTTCGAGAACCCGCCGGCGCTGGGGGAGAAGAAGGGCGGCAACAATGTGCAAGTGGGTATCCAGCACATCGTGCAGATGATGGAGCAAGACCGATTCAAGGTCTTCAACACGCTCACCGATTGGTGGGAAGAATTCAGAAGCTATCACTACAAGGACTCGAAGGTGGTAGCAATACGCGATGATCTAATGTCAGCGACACGCTACGCAGTAATGAGCGAGCGCTTCGCAGTACCCAAAAGCCATGATGGCGTTTGGCAGCGCGATCTCGTATACCCAGATTATGGAATTGTCTAGTGGCGAATGGCCTGCTCAATCAAATCTATGCGCCAAGCAATAGACAACTTATCGAAGATGAAGAGCGTCGCAATCCGCTGTTTGGTCTATTAAAGCAGCTGCAGGCACCACAAGAACATCAAGCTGCACCGTCGAGAACGCTAGGCGAAGATCTCTTACAGCGCTTAAAGAACATAGCGCCTCGAACGATGGCGCAGATAAAGGGTGGCGCGGAGCTGTTAGGCACAGCGCCAGAGCGCTCAGTGATTCCGAAGCGTGGTGTGCCAACCCCACCGTTTTACGATGCGGGCAGGACGGTTTTAAGAAACGCAGCTGGCTTGTTGGGTATTGCCGGCGCTGGTGTTGCTGGCCCCATTGAGGCGCTGGTTGAAGAGCCGGTGTCTGACCAGCTTCAGTTAGAGGGAAATCTAAGTAAAGGACAAGCTGATCTAGCAGCGATGGCCGCTACTGGTCTTATCCCATTTGCGATGGGCAGCAAGGGTAGCAAGCTGACGAGACTCAAACGAGTGAAGTCGGGAGAGGGTAAGGGTCAGTATGTTGGTGGCCCACGGGGTTTGGACTCCCCGCAAAAACTCGGCGCACTGCTGAAGGACTATAAGCAGCTGGCTGAGTTGGGGATGAAAGGCCGTTACTTTTATGATGATGCCAGTAACTTTTTCTTAAATGCTACGGGCGGTAACGTGCCAGAGGCAACGAAGCTGGCAAAGAGTTCGGCGCTATTTTCACAACGTATGGGCGTTGATCCTAACTTGGGTCACGCCATCAAAGCACATTACGAATCTGCATTGGGGAATAAAATTACTGCGGGTGGATTTCCCAACAAGCAGAGACCGTTTGTCGAGGATATTTATCGAGGCGGTGATCCTAATCTTGGCCCCAAGCGTGAACCGTATGCACAGAATCTACAGGTGGCGTGGAATCCTGGGCTTGCTGAAAATCCTGTGAATGATATTTGGCAGGGTAGAGCGATGGGTTACACGGAAGTAGATGGTCGCCCGTGGAGTTCTGGTTTTAGTGCGCCACAGCATCAGTTTATGAACACTCTTATGAAGGAGAGGATAACTCCAAAATACAACGAAGAAAAACTTGGTGGTCATGAAGATTGGGATAATCTAAAGAGTCAGGCTGCGGCGTGGTCTGGAACTCAGATTGACACGGGGTACATACAACCGCATGAGGCGGGGTTCCATTACGGAACATTCGAGCCTAAGTATCGCGGCCTACTAACTAGAGAAACGATGCCGGGGTCTACCACCGGGCATTTACAAGAGTTGGGAGCGAACCCCCAAGTACGGCAAGAATTTCACGATAGGATGATGGAGATTCTCATTGATCCTAAGACCGGCAAAGACAAAATTGCAAGAGCATTCCACTTGCTGACACCCAAAGATCCGTCGCAAGCGCGCGGGTTTTATGTGAACCCAGACGGCCAGGTAGAGATGAACCCAGCCTATCATGTGCCGTTCTTGTCGGGTCGGAAAAAGGTTGACCGTAAGTATGGGAAAATGACCGAAGTCGATCCAGCAACCAAAGCGCTGGTAAATGCGGCTGAAAGCACATATTCACAGCTAACAGCACAGAATGCTTACGGTTGGAATTATGTAATGGCCAACGATAAAGCCTCATTACCTAAAGTCACTTCGGCCAGAATTGATATGGGTAGAGCACTTAGTGATGATGAGTTGGTAATCCTATATAAAAAGATGTCTAAAGTGTGGGGAGAAGGTGCAATTCCAGTGCCACACAATAATGGATTTAACATTCTTTATTTCGGGCCGCCGAAGCACCTGACAAAAGATAAAGCCGGACGTTACAGGGGGTCGAAATTTGCCTCTGAAGCGAGTAAAATTACGGACTCGTTTCTAGATGAGATCGGCGAAACAGCTGACATAAAATATGCCCAAGCGCAAACAGGTTACCAAGAGACCGATTGGTCTACCGCAAGATACGGAGAGACTTACCCACAGTCTGCTGACATCAGTGGACGACCCAGCCTACGCCGATCTTACGATGACGTTGTCCCTGAGATCGCCGCCAAGATCAACGCCCTCGAAAGGACGTTCGCGCCGAAACACGGACTGACCGTTAATAAAGACATCCAGAAAATGCGTGATGCATTGTCTGCGGGTGGCATCAAAGGTCTAGAGAAGTTAATCAAAACAGGTACGTTACCAGTAGCTTTGGTATCGACCTTTATGTACGGCCTGCAATTCCAGCAGTCACCTGACGAAGCGTAAGCAACAAACAGTTTTATATGCCGGCCTCTTGGCCGGTTTTTTTATGCCGAAATAAAATATGGCCAAAACAGAAAAAATGACAGAAGACGATCTCGTTGCCACGGTGCGACGAGAGTTCAGTGATGCCATCGGCAATAACGATGAGGTGTCGGCCCAGCGCGAAGAAGCGTTAAGGGCGTACTTCTCTGAGAAGTACGGCAATGAGCAAGTAGGCAGAAGCCAATTCGTTTCCAGTGACGTAATGGACGTTATTGAGTTCATGAAGCCCTCGCTCATGCGCGTCTTCGCCAGCGGCGATAACGTAGTCACGTTTCACCCGCAAGAGCCTAACGATGTAGCAGCTGCCAAGCAGGCCACTGATTACGTCAACTACATTTTCATGCGTGACAATCCCGGCTGGGAGATTCTCTACACCTGGTTCACTGACGCGCTGTTACTTAAAAACGGATTCGTCAAAGTCTGGTGGGATGAAAGCGAAGATTTCAAACGAGAAGAGTACACCAAGCTAACTGACATCGAGTTCGAGGGTTTGATCTCTCAGGATGACATCGTGGTCATCGAGCATTCTGAAATGCTGGAAATGTTCGGTGAAGAAGAGATCAACGTTCATGACGTTGTTATTCACCGCACCAACTCTTACGGTCGCGTCAAAATTGAGAACGTGCCGCCTGATGAGTTTTTGATTTCGCGTCGAGCTAAAACAATACAAGACGCACCGTATTGTTGCCATCGAGTACGGAAGACATTAAGCGACCTTCGCGAAATGGGATTCGATGTTGATCCAGAAGATATTCGCGGTGGTGCTAACGATTCTGATGATTGGTCGTTAGAGCGCGAATCGCGCTATATGTACGACCAGAGCGGTGATGTTGGTATGTGGGGTGCTTATGAGCAAAATGCAGATGATCCTTCGACCTGGGTTTATTGGATTCATGAGCATTACATACGATCGGATTACGACAACGATGGAATTGCTGAGTTACGAAAAGTTCTCATGGTTGGCGATTATGTTTTAGAGAACGAAGAAGCCGACGTTATTCCTTTTGTAACGATTACACCGATTGGTTTATCGCATCGATTGATTGGTCTGAGCATCGCTGATGTCATAAAAGAACTTCAGCTCATCAAGACAACATTGATGCGAAATATGCTCGACAACGCCTACTCGCAGAACTACTCGCGTCTGCAAGTGGTCGAAGGCGCAGTCAACATTGAAGATGTAATGAGCCAAAGAATGGGCGGCATCATTCGAGTGAAAACACCGAATGCGGTAACGCCCTTGCCGACGCCGCCGCTTTCTCCGCAGACCTTTCAGCTGCTGGAGTATTTGAACCACGTTCAAGAGGCGCGTTCCGGCGTAAGCAAGATGAGCCAAGGTTTGAACGATAACGCCCTGACCTCGCATACGACCGCGACGGCGGTGAACGCGGTCATGACGGCGGCGCAATCTCGCCTGGAGCTGGTCGCCAGGCGCTTCGCTGAAACTGGTGTGAAAGAGTTGATGAAGATGATTTACATGCTTGTGCAAAAACACCAGGACAAAGAGCGCATGGTGCAGCTACGGAATGAATGGGTTCCTGTTCGACCTGACATGTGGCGAGACAATATGGACTGTACAGTTTCGACCGGGATAGGCAACGGCAACCGTGACCAACAGATGATGCACCTATCGCAGATGATGCAGTTTGCCTCACAGGCAATGAGCGGCGGTCTATCGATCGTCACCGAAAAGAACCTGTACAACATGGGCGCTGCTTTAGTTAAGAACATGGGATTCCTCAACGTGCAGGACTTCCTGACCGATCCTGATCAACAGCAGCCCAAGCAGGAAGGGCCATCTGATGAACAACAGCTTGCTATGGCTGAGATGGATCTCAAGAAGAAAGAATTAGAAATCAAAGTGGCTGACATTGCGATCAAGCAGCAACGCCTGCAGCAAGACGCCGCCGAAGCACAAGTTGACGCACAACTGAAAGTAGCTGAATTACAACTTGAAGCAGATCAAAAACGCGCCGTGGCGATTGGCCCGACTTAATGGATCGATTAGCACACGCGAAGAATCTGCTTAATGATGAGTTGTTTGTCGAGGCATTCGATGTCACGCGCCAGGAGCTTCTAAATCGTTGGGAACATTCCAACGCTGAAGATCCCCAGGCTCGCGAATCGATATGGCTCGCATTGCAAATCCTTTCACGACTTCGCATTCACATCGAGTCAGTAATGACCACCGACGAATTAGCGAGGTCAATGGATGGGCAATCACCTTTCATTTAACAACGGAGTTTAGTAATGGCCGACACGCAAAATGCACCGGCTGACAGCGGAAACGCTGCACCCCCAATCCCGCAGGATGGTACGTTAAGTTCTGCGGCGCAGTCTTTTATGGGCATGTTGGAACCTCAAGAGGACAACCAACGATCCGAAGAAGCTGCACCCGACACTGACGAAATTGAGGTTAGTGCCGAAGCCCCCGAAGAGGAATCTGCTGAACTAGAAGAAGGCGAACAGCTGGAAGCAAGTTCGGAAGATGAATCAGAAGGTGAAGACGGACAAGAGTACGACGAAGAAGTTGAAGAAGAGGAACCTAGCGTTTATGCCGTGAAGATTGACGGCGAAGACGTTGAGGTCAGTCTCGATGAATTGATTTCTGGTTACTCCCGGCAAAGCGCGTTTACTCAAAAAACGCAACAGCTCGCTGAACAACGCCGCGAATTTGAAACAGAGCAGTCCAGGCTGGGTCAAGAAATCGCACAGATTCAGGGTGAGCGACAGCAATACGTTGATGCATTGCAGAACGTAATTGCTCAGACATCGAAAGGCTTAGAGCAGTACCAAAACATAAATTGGCAACAGCTCAAAGACGAAGACCCGATGGAGTATCTTGAAAAGAAGGAAGAGTTTCGAGAACACCAGGACACCATGCGCGCGCATCAAGCGCAACAACACCAGGCTATTCAGCAGCAGCAAGCTGATAAAGCGAAATTTCGTCAGCAAGCTCTCACTAAAGAGAACGAGATGATGATTGAGAAAATGCCCGACTGGGCTGACTCAGGAAAACGAAATGAGCTGGCCGGTAAGTTGAGTGAGTATGCGATAGGGCAAGGTTACCAGGCAGAAGAAATCTCCCAACTGATGGATCACCGATCGTTGATGGTGCTAAACAAGGCGCGTCTTTATGACGAAATGCAGTCTTCAGATTTGAAGGCGAAAAAAGTCAAAGGCAAGCCGCGTGTAGTGCGATCAGGTCAAGGTGTCGAGCGACAGCATTCTGCGAAAAAGCGTCAACGTTCCAAAATGAACGCTCTGAAAAAGTCGGGCAGCATGAAAGATGCCGCTTCTGCTTTTGAGGAAATGATGCAATAGCAAAGGGAGAATAGCCAGTGGCCATTCCTGTCAATACCCGAAGCACATATAACGTCGCCGATGGCGATTTACGTTAATCACTAGCGTCATTGCTTGGTGACAAGCAACAGCAAACTAGGTGAATTGCTGGGAAGTCTCGAAAGAGACAATCAGCAGCGAAGCCTCGAAAGAGGAACGTTCAACGACCATCCCGAAAGGGAGTAGGGCCAAGTGGCCCGAAGCGCCTAGCCCCTGCAAAGGGTGAAGATATGGTCTGATCTGTATGGTGACATACAGCGGTGTTTACGGATCAAGATTAACGATCTTGATTGAACATAAATGGCAATAGGGATGAGAGAAGACCTCTCAAACGTGATCTACGACATAAGTCCAACAGAAACCCCATTCATGAGCGCTGCAGGCCGTGGCAGTTGCGACAATACTTTGTTCGAGTGGATGACCGATGTTCTCGATAGTGCGGCTGCAAACAGACAGATAGAAGGCGATGACGCTTCAGCTGATTTGTCCGTTGAAGTTTCACGTTTGGGAAACTATACGCAAATTTCGCGTAAGGTAGTTCAGACGAGTGGAACCGCTCAAAAGGTAGACTTCGCCGGGAGAAAATCTTCTCACGCATTCCAGCTCGCGAAAGCCAGTAAGGAATTGAAGAGGGACATGGAATCCATGTTGCTTGACAATACTGCGAAATCTGCGGGTGTAGGTGCTGGCGGATCGGACACGGCGGCAGCCAGAGCCTCCGGCGGGATTTGTACGTGGCTTGCAACCAATGCCGATTTTGGTTCGGGCGGAAGTGCAGGCGGTGCCGGCGCTGTATCGACAGATGGAACTCGTCGCCCGTTGACTGAAGCTATTTGTAAAACAGTCATCAAAGAGTGCTTCGACAGCGGTGGTGAACCTGATCTGGTTCTTTGCGGCTCTTCACAAAAGCAAGTTATTTCTGGTTTCGCTTCCAGCTCTTCTGCTGGATACCCAGTGAGCCAGATTCATAACACTGCTAATGGGCAGAGTCCTGCAACCATGGTCTCAGCGATCGACGTTTATGTGTCCGATTTCGGCACTTTTCGAATAAATCCTGACAGGTTTATTCGGTCGAGTGGTCGAGATGTGTTTTTTCTGGACATGGATTTTTGGTCGGTCAATTATTTGCGTCCCTTTGGTGAGACACAATTAGCCCGTACTGGCGATTCCGAAAGCACTATGCTTTTGACCGAGTACACGCTTGTTGCTAAGAACGAAAAAAGTTCTGGCTGGGCGGCTGACATCACGTAATTTGTTCTAACTGAGTAGGGGGCTTCGGCCCCTTCGCTCATTAAAAAGGAGAGCGCCCTTCGGGGCGCTTTTTTTATGGCAACCAAAAAAGCAAAAGACAAAAAGTCGTTCGATCGTTTAGTGAAGAAGCTCGAAAAAAGTTCTGAGCGTGCTCGTAAAGAACGTGAAGAGAAAACCAATTGGGAACACCCAGGCGCGCGTGATCCCGGCAATGTACGGACTTATTATTAATGAAGCGTCATCTATTTGATCAAACGCCGTTTCGGCGCACTGACTTTATCGAAGAGCCTGATGGCACGATAACTTTTGATACGCAGCAAGACGCTCAAGACATTGTCGATGACAACAAGCGCAAAGCGAATGCGTATGGAAACAGGCTCACACCAGGAAAGATGGGCGAGTTCCATCACGCAGCATCAATCCCCTTCACCGTGTGGGAAGAGTGGCTGAAAGAAACAAACGGTGCAATCGCGAAGGATAGCAATTTGCTTCGCAAGTATTTGAACAATCCTGATCACAAGTTTTTGCGAACCTCACCAGTGAAGATTTAAAAATGGCATATTCGACTTCTAATTATCGTCCCGTTAAAACTCAGACGATCACGTTCTCAGGAACTTCGGCGCCGCTGTCAACCGCTGTGGTCGAGGGCGTTGATGCGGTTTATTTAACGGCGACCAATCCTTGTTATGTTGCTTGGGGCGCATCGCCAACAGCGACAACCTCCGACATGTACCTGGCTAAAGATTGGCCTTACTGCATGAAGGTAGCTGTCGGCGAAAAACTTGCAGCATTGCAAGTTTCGACCGGCGGCATTCTTTACGTCACCGAAGTTTCGGAGTAATCGATGGCAATCGGTACTTTTGCCGAATTGCAGACTGCGATTGCGAACTGGCTTGATCGAGATGATCTGACCGCGCGGATTCCAGAATTTATTGCGTTGAGTGAAGCGCGTATAAATCGAGCGCTCAACGTGCGCCAGATGGAAACGGTCAAACTGTTAAGCCTCATCAACGGAACGAAACGGTATGCGCTGCCTGATGATTATCTGGGGATGCGTGGCTTTAAATATAATACGTCGCTGATCAAGGAAACGACGCTTAACGGTACGATTAATGATTCAGTAGATTCAATCGTTCTGACCAGCGCGACGGGGTTTACGGCAACCGGTACGATCAAGATCGGTGATGAGCAAATAACGTATAGCGGAATCAGCACCGATACGTTGACGGGCTGCACCCGCGCTGCAAACAGCAGCACCGCAGCTGCTCATTCAAGTGGTATCCAAGTTATTCAGATTTATACGGACTGGACGGTCGGAACGATCAGCGGCGTGCAAAGCATAATTTATCCGCTTCAATTCATCTCGCCAGAGATTCTGTCTTCGACCTGGGCGGGAAGCAATTCGGGGTTACCCGCTTACTATTCGATGGTTGCGGGTTTTATCTTGCTTGGGCCTGTGCCTGCCTCAGTGTACACAGCAGAGCTGGTGTACTACGCGCGCATTCCCGCGCTATCTGATACGGCCACTACCAACTGGTGCCTGACCGCGAACCCCGACCTTTTTATCTACGGCGCGCTGATGGAGTGTGAACCGTATCTGATGAACGACGCACGCATTAACACCTGGGCGACTGCCTTTTTCAAAGCGCTTGAAGACATCCAAGCAAGAGATTCGATGGATCGTTTCTCGGGCAGCGAGCTTGTCGTGCGTAACACAATGGGAACACCATAATGGGTATCGAGGCCGCTTCATTTGTAAATGGATTAAACAGCGCCTGGCCAACGGCGTCAGACCAAGTTAGTGAAGGCGATAATCATCTTAGATTAATAAAGTCTGTTTTGAAGACGAGCCTGCCAAGCATAGATCAGGCGGTCAACGCGATTCATACTTCGGCGTCTGCGCCATCAACGGCGATTACTCAAGGCTTGCTGTGGCTCGATAGCTCCAACAACGTTCTGAAAATGTATACCGGAAGCACCTGGGTTGTGCTTTCTGTTTCTCCTGCGGTGTCTTACAAGCTGATGGGATCGCTTACGGTCGGTTGGACATTACCAACGACCGAAGGCACCAATGGTCAGGTGATGAAGCACTCAGCAACGGGTGCGCTCGATTGGTCTAATGCCGGCGCTCTAATGACCGCAGGCGAAGCAATCGATATTACCGGCGATACGATTTCTGCCGAAGACGCGACCGATACGAACAAGGGTGTTTCGACATTCAGCACTGATAATTTTTTAGTTACCGCAGCTGATGTCACTATTAAGGATGGTGGCGTTGCGAATGTGGAGCTGGCTAATTCAAGCATTTCGGTAACTGATGGCAGCAGCACGACCGCTGTTGCTTTGGGCGGCACGGTAACGTTTGCAAACGGAACTTACACCACAGCTGCAGAAGCGAGTGGCACCGTCACGGTTGACGCAGTGCCTGCAACGATCGTTGGTGCGGTCAACCTGACCGGCCTGGCTGATGTTGATGCGACCGGTTTGTCGGACGATGACGTACTCAAGTACGACGCAACGACTTCGACCTGGCAAACGGTAAACACACCGTACCCAGACAAACTAACAACGAAGGGTGACCTTCTCGCGTACAACACCGTTGCATCAGAAACGAGGATGCCGATTGGTGCAGATAATACAGTTTTAACTGCCGACTCGACTAATGATTATGGTTTTGCCTGGCAAGATCTTGTTGATAACTCTGCCGCAATGGCACTGGCCTTGGGAGGCTAATACGGATGGCAAACACATTCACAAATGCAGGCGTAGCTATACAGGCTACCGGCGCGCCAATCACGCTTTATCAAGTGCCAATTGGTCAAGACGCAGCGGTCGTGCATTCAATTTTTATCTCAAACATTGATGGTGCTAATTCTGCTAACGTGGATATTGAGGTTAGTACTGACGGCGCAGGATCAACTGGCTTTTATTATGTGGGTAAAACGCTACCCGTACCAGCAGACTCAACGCTGGTTCTCGATAAGCCAATCAATCTGAGAAACGCAGCACCAGCAAGTGCTGGTGACCTTATACGTTGCACCGCGTCTGCGGATGGCGACTTGAATGGTTTCTGCTCAGTCCTTGAGATCACCTGATGGCATACATAGGAAACGAAGCGCTTCAGTCTTCTGAAATTCGCAAGACCGGGCCGACCACTGCGTCAGGCGGTGAGACTAGCGTCACGCTAAGTTTTACTTCGCCGTCTGCCCAGGCGTGCCTGTTTTTTCTGAACGGTGTCAAACAGGCGACTAGTTCTTATTCTGTGAGCGGCACAACGCTCACTCTTGCTGGCGGCGCTACTCTGACTGCAAGCGATGTGTGGGAGGCCATCGGAATCACCGACATCGGCACATCGATCACTGTCGCGCCAAACAGTATCGGCATCAATGAACTAGGCGCAACTGGAACCGCATCGAGTAGCACCTATCTGAATGGATCGATGGTGTGGTCAACAATCACTACTCCAACTGCTGGCGACATCACTACAGCGAATAACTTTTTCCAGAACTGGAATACTATCGACACGAACACAACTAGCACGTTCGCTACAACTATTAACGCCGCGATCATTGGACCGATTACTGTTACGGGTTCTAATGTCTGGACCGTAAGCGGTATATTGAATATCCTTTAGGAGTAAAACATGGCATCAAAAATCATAGTAGACCAACTGGAAAAAACAGGTGGTGCTTTAACGGCGTTAACACTTCCAGTTGCTAATGCATCGGCTA